TTATGGGCACCTCTGCAATAACTTTATTAACCCACTCAAAACCGAAAATAAACCGCAAAAAATCACGCCCGCAATATTTGTTGTTCACCCTATCGCCAGCATTCATGTTGATATGAATATTTACTGTCGAGCTATTAACCTGCTCAACAATCCAAAAGCCTATCAGGTCATCATCTTTATAAATTCCAATGTAATGGGAATCAGGAAAGCTAGACTCAATAAAAGGCGCGCCATCCTCGGCAATGCGAGAAAAAAGCTCTTCTTCACAATATCGAAATGCTTCCCGCTTCTCTATTTTAACTAGCTTTGTGTTCCGACTTTCACCCATCCGGTATTTGTCCCATCTGTAGTCTTAATCCATAAATCCCCATCTAATGTGCTTTGCGCCTGCTTCCCTATATCTGCGGTTAGTATGGTATTAGGGTTTACCGAATCAAATAGCTCAATTTGATTAAAGTTTATCCTTTGCACTAATTCAGATAAGAACTGATTAAATTCACGACCCGTTAGACCATCCTGCTCAATTGCTTTGGAAAGCAATGGCCACTCTGTCTGAACACCTTCCAATCTAACCACGGCTTTTTACCTCCGCAAAAGGCTTAACAATCTGATAGGGTGAAAATGGCGGTAAAACCTTTCCATCTCCAATGCCTGCATTTCTGCCATTCAGGGAAAAGCGATACAATCTATATGCATCCGTATTGCCAAGCCTACGCCACTCGGTTCTGGTTTGATCTGTGGTTGGCTCTGAGTCTAGTTGAACCTCCCCTACCGATAAAAAATCACCTTTATCATCAGTGTATTGCAGCTCTACTTTTGCCCCGTTCATGCCATTGGAATAAATACCAATCTTAGAGAAGCGGATGTCTTCACCACTGTTTTCTAAAACCTGAGTGGTCACATAATAATAATTAGGGTCATACGAAAGAAGACCAAAATCCCCCTTATAATCATCACTGAATCTAGCAATGTATTGCTGCTTGTAGTCATTTTTATCAGTAAAATAATGGCCTACCAAGAATTGCTCAATATTTCCGTTTTCGTCTTTCTGGTTATAGCTTGCTCTCACCCAATATAAATAAGATTCACCTGTGTCAGGGGAGCCATTTTCAACAGGTCTAGTGCTTCGCTTGTGCCAAGTTGAGTTAAACGTGTTATACACATACGTAACCCCAAGCAAAAATTCAGGATCACCATCTTGGGTAAAGGTGCTTACTCCCGCAAATACCTGCCCCTTATCAGAAAAGGAAAAACAATATAAATTCCTCGAATTCTGGGAATATTTACCCAAAAGATAATCAATAGATTCAGATGATATTTTCCCTTTTTTAATTGAATATACACCCACCAAACCCTCGCGAGTGTTTCCTGCAAATACTACATCCACACCTGTTGAGCACCAGCTTAAGCGATTGAATACACCAATATTCAACTCCTGCCCTTTAAGCCTTTGGAAGGCGAAATTAACACCACCTACATTTTGAAAGAAATCAATGTGATGACTGGAAGCTACGCACAATTGGCCGCCAATATCAAAAATGGCCGTCACCTCATCCTCTCTACGGCTAATCTGTGTAAAATCCTCTACTCGCATATCTCGGCCAGCCGTCACCGTTGTTAAAGAGCCATGAAAGCATCGGTTATTTGCCTTGGATATATAAACAAAGTAATCATCAAAAAAGTGCACATCATCCGCGCCGCCTTGGCTTAACGTGTCATACACACCGCCCGTAGCCCAATTAATTGGTGATGCTGTTGCACTTAGTCCGCCTCCGCCACTGGTGACGGAAATATAATAATCACCATCAACTCCGGGCTCGACATCAATAGCAACTATAGTTATTCCGTTGGACGCCATTTTTACAGAATTAAGGAAATTAGGAGGCGGGCCAGTTGGGCTTCCTGAGCTGTCAATCCATTGAATAGGGACATTTTCAAGATCATCCCCGTCCCAATGAAACAATTCCACTCCGGCAAAAATATAAATACCTCTAATCGAATCCGTTGCCGATGGGTGATACAGGTGGCCCCTTAAGTCTTCAGACCCTACAATAGGGTCAATAAAAGCAACGTCTAGGCTAGATGGCTGCCTCATATAAACAGGGTCAATAGCCGGTCCTTTTGACTGAATATCAATCATATTTTCTGGCATTGATTGGCCTTCAATGGTTTCAGTATCATTGAGGCCGTATGCCACCTGTAAGGGTATCTTAGGCACTGAATACAAACCACGCTACGCCATTGTAAACAAGCTGGGCACTAGGCAATGTAGTGCCACTAAGCACTAAGCTAGCATCACCATCTATAGTCTCAGCCGCTTCAGCTAAAATAGTTACGTCATTATCAACTGCAGTACTTTTCTTAAAAGAGATAGCAGTGCCTATTGGAAGCGCTGTGTAGCTAGGCAATTGAACTGTAAACGCCGTACTTGTTGAATCACAAAAAACAATGTCCGTGTCTTGTACTTGCTGGATTGTTAGGGTTGCGTTGTTGTTTAAATTAATAATATTTGGGCCTGTACCTGTATTAGTCAGCAAGCCAAGATCGCTAATAATTCGTTCCCATGTCACCTTGCGAGTAGCTGAATTAACACTTGACCAAATAGGCACAAGATCAGTACGCGCCACATTAGACGCTGACGCCAAACGGTTGATAGGTGTAGCGGGTCTACTATTCGACATAGCGAGTATCCTCTCTTAAAGAAATATCGACATTTTCACCTGTGTCGATCGAATCCACATCAGTCCCAAGTAATTCTGGGCTTTCGTCATAGTGATGCGTTTGATATGTGTATTTTTCATTGCCCGATCCAATAGGTAGAATGGATGGCATTGAAGAAACTGGTGTTCTGGCAGTTTTGGAGTAAAAGTTTTTGCGCGCGTTTCGATTGGTTCTGACCAATTCCGCACTGGCTTGCTTTTCGGTTAATGGAGCCATTCGAATAGCTAGCGAGCTTCGTATGTAAGGTATTGACCAATCGGGTAGGCCGGTCTCCTCGTTTATATCTTGAGGATTTAAGTAGCCCAATCGAGTGCCTTTTGCGTCCAACTCCAAGCAAAGGCCATTTAATACATCTAGGCCGTCTGCCAGCAATACCGGCCCAGTGCGCTCTCGTACCAGAGTTATGCTTGATTGCGCTGTTAATTGGAGTGAGTTAGATATATCTGCGCCATACTCAGTAGCCAATCGAATGGCCAACCCAGACTTAACCGCCGTAAGCGCCCATGTCGGAATGTCTGTAGCACCAAGTGAGACACTGCTAACGCCAAGATCGACGCCATCGTAAAACCACTCAGATAGCATGTCATTCAAAACCTCCAGACCGTCATCCAATTCGTCACTGGTCAAAGGTGTATTGCTGGCTTTAATCTCTATCTTACGAAAGGCCGATTCAATAATTCCCTGTCCACTCTCACCCGAGCTGTTCAGGTCAGCAATGCGAATGCCTAAATCTTTTAAGGCATTAGTTATCAGCGTTTTGGCTATCATTGATCGCCTTCTCTAAGTCTGATTCGATATGGATTAGCTTTCGCTTGCCCTTAATATTCCAATTAATGGAATCATACACGCCATTTTCTCTGGCTTTTTCTTTTAATGAATCAAGCTCGTCATTACTAGCAACTGGCTTGCTACCTTCTTTTACCCATCCAAGCTCTTTGGCAAGCTTTAAAGAAGCTTTGTTTTCATTGATGGCAATCTCTTTGCCATTTGGCTTTATATAGGTTGTTAGCATTCTGTCCTCATTAAAGAAAAGGCGCACCCCAAAGAGTGCGCCTATTTTGGTTATGGCAGACCGTAACCTTGACCAGCCATGAATGGGTTCATAACACCGAAAGCAGGATGCAAATCAATGCGAAGTTTGTTTACGTTGCCTTCAAAGTTAGAGCCTTTCGATACACGAAGCTGTAAACCATCTTCAGTCATACCCATACTATCCTGCGCGTCTAGTTTCTCCATTGGTACAGACGCGATAGTGAACGCATCACGATGGAAGAATAGGTTTGGCTGGTTAACGGTATCTTCGCTACCTAGTAGCGTCACAACATCGCCAGCAATCGGCGCACGAGTCACTGTGTTGTAAGCTCCGCCTACTTCATAGATTGCAGGGCCGGTAACAGTAAGAGTGACTGCACCTGCACCGTCAGCAGTTGCATCTTCGGTTACTACTGCTGTGTACTCAACCTGCGAGCCAGTGGCATCAATGAAAGGCTTGCGAGTGGATAGGTTTAAGCGATTAACGCCAGTAATTTGAATAGGCTGACCCGCTTTAATTTCTAAGTTAGCAGTCAGACCACTAATAGAAAGCACTTGAGTCATTGTATCCTTGGCGTTTAAGTAAGTTACGATTGGGTTAGCCGCTAGAGCGCCCACGCGATCAGCGCCAGTTGGGATGGAATAGGTATCCAAGCCAGTAGCCGTCATAACTTTACCAAATCCCGCAAAATTCTCCGCCACTGTCGCTTTAGTGTTTGCATCGCCAGCTTGAGGGTTTACACCTAGAGAACGCTGCTCATTAGCTAAAGCTGTTTGAGAGAATGGGTTCAATAGGTAGCACCAGTTACCATCCATAGGAACGCCAGTAGACTCCATCAGCGCGCCCGCTCCTGCAACCTCAGACCATGAATCCACCGCCTGACCTACAGAACCATAAGTTAAGCCGGTATTCTTCATACAGAACGAGGCGAAGCTTGTTTCTAGCTCAGTCTTAATGCGGCGTGCAATGTCTGACACAAAGCGATCAGAGTTATTACCCATCTCAAGGGCTTGTTCTGCCTCTGAATAATCAACCAATACAGTGATGTAATCTTGAACCACTGCACTAGCCTTGCCAGTCACAATATCCTGAGCCTGACCCGTCACATCACCTTTTGCGGTGCGCAAAGCTTGATAATCAGTAGGACGCTGAACGTCGATAGTGTCGCCAGTGCTAGGGTTAAACTTACCCTGAAAAAGTTGCGTGTTTACTTCTTTTGAAACTACTCGCTCAGTGTCAAAGGCTGGGACCACCTTCTCAATTAGCTTTCGCGTAATGTTACTTTCAAAGTTATTAGCCATGTGACCATTCCTTATTTATTTTGATTTACCAAAATTTATACTTTGAGTCCCCAGTGCCAATATTCGACCCGCCGTTAAGCGTATCAACTGGCTCAGGTGCACTCGTTACTTTAGGTTTTAACGCTGAGGCCGATTCCTTTACTTTGGCGTAAACTAATGCACCATTTTGCCAAGTGGTTTCATTTAATTCCTGAACCTTTTGTGGATTGCTTGCTAGGTATTTTGCGATCAATGGTCCCTCTTCATCCCCTAGAATTGCCTCAGCAATATCTTGACGGATGTCGTAGACCTCCAATCGCTCACCTATTTGAGCCATCTCACTAGGTTCAATCTTAAACTCAGCCGCTCGGCTTGAATAAACCTCTAATTTTTCTCTAAGCTCTCGATTCTTGTTTTCTTGCTCAGCTTCCAATGATTTTTTCTTTTCATCTTCAGCCTGCTGCTTTGAAAACTCGTAACGATTCCGCTCAATCAATGCCTGATCACGTTTATTAATCGCCTCTTTGTATTCTTCATCTGTATCAAAATCATAACGATCTGGTACATCTGGAACACTTGGCAATTCTGGCTCTTTTTGCTGCTCAAGGGATTTAAGCCTCTCTTCAAGCTCTTTCTTTTCCCTTTTAGCTTTGCGGGCCTCGAACGCCTTTTCGGCAATAATCTTCTCGTAATCTAGACTAGGCTTCTCAACTTCTTGATCTGCCTCTTTTGCAGTTCCCGCTTCTGCATTTTGTTCGGGGTTTGTGCTTTCATCCTTTACGGACTCTAGCGCCTCAGCGTTAGGCTGGTCTGTCATGGTATCTCCTAAGAGTTAAACCGCGAATACGCAGCTACGTTGTTGAAAGAAAGTTCTTTACCTTGCAACTGAGTCGCTGTGGCAATAGAGGCTTCTTTTGGTTGGGCTTCTACATAAAACGCAGCGGTTTGGTGAGGG